GAAACGAGACCTTTTCTGATTGGCCATCACCTGTTTTTACAAATAAATTTAGAGCCAATAGCTCAATTCGAACGCTGCTTCTAAGAGACTCACACATTGGAATTAAGTTCTACTGGAATGTAAAAGTATTTAACCAAAACCTAACCTAAATTTATTTCGCTAACGCAAATATTAATTTCATCAATTAACAGCCGCTAACCATACATCCAGAATTCGTAAACATAAGCTACGCAGAACCAGCCGCGATTTCCGCCATGATCGTAATTCTATATCTCCGATTAGTTCTTATTAACATCATAAAATCCTACTTTCTAAACCCAATTACCAGTTCCTGAAGCCTTTACAGCATGTCCATCCTCGCGGATAATCATTTCCAATAACCAAAATTTAAATTTCAGCACATTACGTCAGTCTTGAAGGTAAAAACACCCTTCAGGACTTAAGCGGGAAGATTCCTAATCTATAAAACTAATAGTTCAGAATGACCCAGGATCAACAACAAAGTTACTTAGCACCGGCGAACCAGCCCGAGTTGACTTTATTGGGTGTCGAATTTCGACTAATAGACGAGAGAATCCCACTCTCAGGTCCAACGATTGGCATCGATCTTTCCAACTTGGGGGGCCTTGCCGGGCCCCTTACATCTTCCAAATCAACCAAATCGATATCTTTCTCCTCATTGTCCGGTATCCTTACCAGCAAAGCTCGCATCATGCGGCCAAGATCCCTCACTTGGGTCTTAAGGAGATCAACTTCTTTCTTTTCTTCCTCAACACTCACAATTGTCGTGATTGAAGAAGGCACCTGGCATATCCAGATGTCTGCCGACCCACCAGCAAGGTTAGTTAACCCTGAGATGGTTATAGTGTTATTGGCTCCAGTTCCAGCACTGGCTACGCTATAAACCGCCATGAGAGCGGCGTCCCCACTTGAGACTGAACCTACGGGTCCACCCGAGGCATCATCTGCCCAACATTGCACGGTAGTTATTGCACTACCAGGTGTAAATGTCGCTTGCACTGTGGCCGACGTAATAAAAATCGCCGATACTAAAAACTGCCCTGCAATAGGGAGCGTGAATGTTGTGCCTGTAGCATTCATTACACACGGAATATTTGATCCCGTTTTCAGTACACCTCCAGAAGTTCCTAGAGGATGAGCCGCAGCCGCAGAGGCAGCGGGAGATTCAACAATGTGAGAAGACAACAAACTTTGCCCTAAAGGCGTTTGTTGTTTTGGTCTGATCAAGTCAAACTCAAATTCCACATACAGTTCACCATACTCCACAGAGGAAGCAGAGGGTAATCCTGAAGTCGCAAATTGAAATAAACCCATATCAAAGAATTTATCTGTTGAATCATTTGCGGGTGCACTAGTATTGGCACCTGGGTTAACGAAATACTCTTTTAAAACAGAGCTTCGATTCACCGCTAAACTTCGCATCACATCATGACAGAAGGATGAGAAGGGGGCCGACCGATCGGCCCCTGCATAATTCTCCATTTGGGTAGAATTAGTAAATTGATTATCATTAGGGTCAGCATTTGTTGCCATAATGATCTTACCTGCGGATACATTTGATCCACTAGCAGTGTAAGCCTCCGTCACATAGTGAAATCGGAGGAACCTACAACGAAATTGTTCGTATGTAGCGGCTATTTGTGAGAAAATGGGGAACAAAACTGAGTTCCCAGGATTGAGATATAAAGCTTGTAAAACTGCAAACGTAGTTACGGTGGGAATAATGTCCATCACCTTCTCCATTCGTCTAGGGAAATGATCCACTATAGATGCACTATTATGCATCTGCAGAGCCTTATTAAGTCCATCCGATACCAATAATTCAGAAAATGTCTTTCTGTTATTGTGCATCGCATTAACTGCACGCCCTCTACGGGCCGCCTTATTTAAGCGAGGTCCTATAAAGGGTTGTTTGGGGGCTTGAGGTGCCCTTTGAACCTTGTTCTGTTTCCGTGAACCACGGGGTTTTTGAGCTTTACCAGCTGCTGCGCGAGCACGCGCTTTTTGTGCCTTTGTTTTAGACATCTTAATTTTATGCGGCGGCAGAGAGCAAGTGTCGCTCCTGACTCTTACCTACACCTAGGCCAACATAACTAAAGAGTTCATCTTGTAATACAGATGATTCAAAAAGCCCTGCAAGTCCTTCTTCGGAAAGATAGAGCTGACGTATTTCTGAATCAGTTTTAAACACTGACCATACATCCTGATACGTAAAACGATCAAGAACATCATTCTCATCCTGAGGGGAATGCAATTCTGCATTATACTGCTTATTTAGCCACTGAATGTATTCAGAGAGTAGTTTTCTACAAGTATCATCCCAAAAAGTTTCTACACGAAGGGCACAAGCCCGCAATAAACTCCATCGAGGAGTAGCTGATTTAAGATGATATGCCATTGAGCACAACATCTTTTCACCTTCAGGTATAGGGACATATTGGTCACCTAACTTTCTGAATCCCATTGACAGGAACGTACAGTCTTCTAACTTACGCGGTTCTGGGGAGTCACCAAACTTCGTAGTAACACCAATCCCACTCCAAACTAATGAAACATTTAGAGCATTAAACCAGCTGACAACATCATCGGAACATGTCCATGTGTTATCGTCACCATTTAAGGCCGCCTCAACGTTTTCCATAAATCTACCATAATTAGCAAATTCACCACGTCGATGGTCTTCGCACAGGCAAAGCCAGGCATAAGCAAGCAAACGAAAGAGTATAACTGTATTATCTACAATCGTATTTGCGCTTCCAGAAGGGTTACCCGTATTTTTGGATACCACATCACCGTCTTGTGTGACTATTACCGAGTCGACTATTTCAACATAGAGATTCCAGATTCTATTTCTGTTCTCTTCGGTTTGGTGTTCTGGGGCGAGCATTCTAAATCTAAACTCAGCCATACCATACATAGCTTCGCGAAAGAGCGAGGAATCATATTCAGATTCATCAAGCTCAAATGCATTTGGATGTTTTGACAATCTTTGAAAGAGCTTATTCCAGCCCCTAAAGAATTTTGTTGACCCTACGAAGGACCAATGTTCACCCGTATTGGCAGATTCATAAAACTTATTGTTCATGTCCCCAAATATTTGAGTGCATGCATGTACATGTTGTACTGGAGAACCAACAAAGGTCCGTAGCTTATTTTGAGCTATCTTCTCAGTATCACGTAATTCCTCTTTGACATTATTAGTCCAGAAGACAGGGGCAGCTTGAGACTCTTTTAAACAGTCCCAGTACGCCTGGCAAAAATTCATTGATTCAGGATGATTATAAAAATCTCCTTTCTTCTTTAAATTAGGATCACAATTCCAAGGAAACCCACTTGAGGATTTCATATCAAGGCATCTTCGTACCTCTTGGAAGTCAGTCCACACTTCAGCATTACTCATGCAATTGAAGTGACGCTCAGTCCAAGCACCAGCCAAGGCCCACATTTCTCCTCTGAGAGTGGGTTGTTCCTTATCGTATTTTATCAACGATTTATAGCCAGCAGCTTTGTTAGGTTGAGCTAACCCATATTTTGTAAACAAATTAGAAGGATTTGCACCGAGTTTCTCGCGTACAAATTCAGCAAAATAAGGATCATCTTGATTTTTCACTTTATCTTTAGTGCGGCGTACAACACGCCCTTCTAAATGCATATTAACTGCATTTGAAAGGTAGCTACGAGCCGAATCAGATGGCCCCCCAGGACGAAGTGCTAGTGATGCAATCTCAGCAGGATAACTCGCTAAGATAGTCTTATTCACATCAACACTCCTTACGCCTGAGGGGGCGACTGAAAAACCGAGGGATTTAACACCTTCAAGGTTTCAGCCGACCATTGGAAGAATCCATTTTCAGATTCTCCCCCACTACGATGTATTCCTACACAAGAATTATCTAATTCTCCAAGTAATGGTGCCCCACAATCTCCGTTCTTTGACGGACAATTATGGCTATCTAATGAAATATATTTTCCGGAGCTCAATAATGAGACGGGATGATGGATAGGAAAGAATAAATTTTCTCCCATTTTAGGAACGCGCGCATTAAGCTGCTTAATTCCGTGGTTTGCCACAGGAAATGCGAAGGAAATAAGGTTACCTTGTTCATAAGGAGTTATATGTTTAACTGATTTAAAATCTAACTTATATTCTTTACCATCATGAATAATATATTTAGGGATACCATTTAAAACGTCGTGATCGACGGTAACCAATTGATTGGCTATCAGGGTCCCATGGATAATTGGTACTTTATCCTCATAAATCAAGAAAACTGCTCTATGTTGAGGTATGACGGCAGGAATTTGCTTCCTACCCAAAAGAGATTCACCTTTCACTTTTGTCTTAATATCACCACTCTTACAAGCATCAGAATAAGAACGTTTTAATTGCTCCTTTTCTTCCTTGACTTTTTGCTTAGAAATATGTGATTCCGCCTTAGCTTTAGATAGTCGCTTTTGAGCTAACTTCTTTTTACTAATAGGCTTAGAACCTTCATTTTCATTATCAGAATTGTACTTCTGCTCCATTTCATCTTCAGAAACAGATAATTTATTTTGATTTTCCTCATCCTCTTCATCGGGATTACAAACGGCATAATCAAAAGCAGAAACCAAATTACACTTATCATCTTCATCAAGAACTTTATAAGTATTGGCACCTAGGCATTGAGCCCAGTGAGTACAATGGTGTCCACCACATTGAATCCCACAGCATTTACTAGCTGTAATTTTGGGAATCCCATTCTTAGTAAGCCTTAACGGGCAAGAAATAGGATTGTGGCAACAACCTTCCTTTGAATCATAAGTAACAGAGTGTGGGTTAAAACCCACAACTTTATGGATCTTCGTCCAAAATCCTTCTGTCTTCTTTGGCAGTTCGAATTGTCCTATTGATTTAAGGAATTCCTCAGATTGGTAATCATACACAGATTCACCTTTGGTTCCTTCAGCGAATTTTACACGCTTACTAGGCTTAGAGTTAGACTCACGTCTTTGTTTACTCTTACCATTACCCATTGTGAATGAATGATTTGAATCATACTTAGAAACATCATAAGTTGCTCCATCAACACGTATTTTATACTTAGTTGGATTAGCAGCGACGAGTTTTTGCACTTCGTCTATCTTTGATCTTTTCTGAGCAGCTTTGATAGATATAATTTGACCCGTTTCGGCATCAACCACATCAACTTGTGACATTGTGGATATCTTTTCAAAAGCAGTACTATAGGCAGTCCAAGCATTTTTCTTGTCCCGCCCAGCACCATGATTAGCAGATTTACCTTTCTTACCTTTAATTTTATTTGCTGTAGATGTCTTTTGCATCTTATTACCTAAGGACTTTTTAACCTTATCAGTAAAACCACCTTCTCTCTTTTTAATCTTTTTATCAGATTTAAACCAAAAGTGGACAGCGATCAATAACAACACACAAATACAAAAACAAACGACACGTTTATCCCATGTTCCAACTTTCTCCTCTAGCTCTTTCAAAGCAGCTACGGATTGTTTGGCCTTCACGGAAGCACTAAGCTTTACAGCTTCCCAGACTGATGT